AATCATTCATAGTGCTTGGAGCGGTCATATTAAAACACCAAGCGAACATATTTGTGAAAGTATTTGCCGTGATAGTTGGTATATCTGTTGCCGTGATAGTCATATTTTTACAGCCTTCAAACATTGAATCTGTATTTAATACAAATATGCCCCAATTTTTTATCTCTAAAAGTTTAAAAGCATCCCTTCTTCCAGCAGATGTTCCACCTATAGAAGCATCGTATTTTATCTGAACTCTATTTCCAGAAAAGGTGACTTTTTTAATTCCTGGTGTTGTATAAGTATGAGTCAGTTCAGCAGCATTTGGTATAATTGTTGTCGAGCCATCTCCCCAATCGACAACACAATCATTTTCACTACCAGCAAAATGCAATGTCAATTGATTAGTTGGAGAGCTTCCTGCTCCTTGTATTCTTGTATCAAATACCATTATACAATCCGGCGATGTTAATGTTCTTTTAATACGGACTTTAAAATTAAGTTGCTTGTAATTTATACCCCATTGACCAAAATCATCATCAAACATATCTTGAGATTCAACAAACTCAATAGACTGTACCTGGACTTCTGAATTTGTCTCTTCAGTACCGTAATTAGATTCAAATGATTTACGGACTTTAATTGCCAAATCATCAGCCTGGGAATATGTTTCTGCAAAACATGATATTAATATATTGATTTGATCTAACTGTGATACTGTTGATTTAGTGTTGGTCGGATCGTTGTCAGTTTCTGTATAGACTACTGCCGGCATAGTAGTAGAATCGTAGTTTATAGAATTAGGATAAATCCTGGTGCCTACCAATCCACTGACATCAACATCATTTGCTAAGATATTATATATTACTTTTCCGACTGTCATATCAATTTAGATCCTAACTGTTTTTTTGCCTTTTTATTTATCTGTATAGTAATCTCTCTTTCTAACTGTGCTAATGTAGCCTGACCACCTTCTTTCGCTGCTTTAGGTAATAACCCAAGACCTGCAACTTTTTTCTTAGACCCTTTTGGCCCAAACCCATATTCTAAGAACCACATATAAAATCCAGACTTTTCTTTTGCCCAGTTGGCAGCGTCTTGTGCTTTTTGTTCCATTGTACGCTTCTTATTATATTTGATTCTTCTTGGAACTTTTACAAGTGGCCCAACGAAAACACTCGGGCGACCGTACTTGTCTGGACTTTTAGCTGGAAATATTCTTATTGACTTTTCAAGCTTACCAGTTTTTTTGGCATGAGTCTTGATAAGACTTTGTAATTTCAGTCTAGCTGGTTTTGCGGACTTTACAAGCGACTTCAGTAAGACTTTGTTCGTTTGACTGTCTTTTGGAAATAACTTCGTTAAACCTCGTCTAATCTCGTTTAAACGCTTCTTATCAATTGATATGGACTCCGTTCTTGCCATTTATGAAATATCAACTTTTAATTTAGTCTTTAATCTTAACGCTTCATCGCGATTAATTTCTTGTATTTCAGTAATATAGTAATATTGACTTTTATACAATATTTTATCAGCTGTTGTAATACTGGAATCAAATCTTATTATAAAATCAACATTTGCAGTATTTACAAACGACTCAGCTTCATATTCAGCTTTGCTACCACCAGTTGAATGAAAGACTTGAGCCCATCTAGAACCGTATAATGTAAAACTTGCCGACCTTTCTCCATAATTATTTTGAGTAAATGTAGGGCGGTAAATTTGTATTCTTTTATCCAGTTTGCCAATTATCATAATTCTAATACTACAAAAGGATTTAAAAGATATTCAACAGTCATAGGGATTTGATATTGTACCTTATCAGCTACCGTCTGTCTGTTTTCGTAAAAATGTCCTATTAATAATAATATAGCATGCTTCAATGGTCTTGGTAATTTTGCATCATACTCTTGAAACTCAATACCACCATTAAATCTCAAATGAACAGCGTTTGGTTTATCATATGTGCTTGGCCAGGTAGATCCTTGACTTCTATAAACTAAGGCAGGTTGAGCATATTTATCCATTTCGTAATTTGATGAGGATAATGTTTGTTGACTATTATCTGTATCGTAATATTTAAGATGAACGACAGTTTGTAAATTACCATACTGCAAATTGAAATAATCTGGAAATTGATCATAATATACATCAACAGTATTCTCAACTATGAATAGTCTTGTATACTGTTCAACGACGTGAGTTGCCATTATTATAAGTGATTCGATATAATTATCATCATCACTAAGATCGACTCTTAAATGTGTCTTTGCCTCTGCTAACGATACTGGATATTCATCCTGAGTTTCATTAATTCTTAATTTACCGATTCGAGTCGGTGTAAATGGCCATTCGTAATATGTATATGAGTTTATCATTTTTTAGTTAATTAAATGAGGGAGACATTACATCTCCCCCAATTAAAAAAAACAATTATGATGCTGTTTGTATTTCTACAAATGCAGAACCATTTTGAACTGCGTCACCATCAACTAAAGCTGTTGCGATTAAAGATCCAACGCCTTGTCTTGATAGAGTATACGGATCAAATAATAGATCTAAACCGCCGAACATTGCCATCTTGATTTTGCTCATATCTCCGAATAAAACATTTGAATAATCAGTTGCTTTATTACCAACATTAGAAGAAACGAAAGTTGAATATCCCATTGTCGTTTTATCAACATTGTCATATATAGAGCTTACCCCAGTTGCTTGAACAAGTCCTTTGATTACACCTAATGCGGATCCGTTACAAAGAACTGCAAATTTACCAGCAGCAGGATTAACATTGTTATCAAATAAAACACCTTCAGCAGCTAATAAAGCAGCAGCATCTAAAGTTGCACCACCATCTGCAGCGTCAGCTAAAATAGAAGCAGGGCCTGCAGCAGCATCACCTGAAGCTAATAAGTTCTTTTCAAACTGTGCCATAATAGATAAAGCAAGGTTACGACGAATAGCAGCTTCAATACCTGCATTCTGTACCATTGCTTCCTGAGACATATTTACAACCGAAATCAATTTGTTAGGCTCTAAAGTCAAAGAAGCTACAGATCCAGCCTCTGTTGCATCAGTACCACCATCCTCAGCAATAAACGCTGATGCTATCTCTTGAATGATTGGGAACTTTGCGTTATTTACACCAGTATACATTTCAGCTCCAGCTGATACTAATACTGAAGAAGCAATTAATTGATCAGTAAATGATTGTACTTGAGTACCATTTAAACCACCAGTCAAGACATTATCTCTGCTTTCAAGTACAGAAGAAGGAATAGCCAAACCTCTGTAAGCTTGGTTAGGATTTTCTCTTCGTGCCTCTTGATCCATCTCTTTAACAAGACCCTCAAGTTTACCAGTAAAAGCTTGACGATAAGCTTCTTGGAAAGAATAGTTTTTCAATTCTTTTGGTGTTTCAGTATTTGTTCTTACTTCTTTTTTCGCCTGAGATGCTTTCAATGTTTCCATTTTAACTGCACGCTTTGCCATTGTATCCAATGAGTCAGCTTTTTCTGTAAGACTGTCAAACTTAACAACCTCATCAGAAGTTAGTTCGCGCTCCTCAGATTTTGCAGTATCTACAATCCCAGTCAAGATTTCAAGAGTCTCCGCTCTCTCCTCTAAATAGGTTTTTGAGTTTTTCATTTTATAAAAAATTATTATTATTTGATTTTATTTAATTTCATTCTTAGTTCTGCAAGATTTCTTTGAATTAGATCTTGTTCCTCTTTTATATTATTCTCCTTTTCAATTTCTAAATTTTCTTGGAGTTGTTTCTCGTTTTGTACTGTCTCCCAGTTTTCCAAAGACCTCAAAGCGACTGTTGCTTCTTCATACGCTGGATAGGTGACTGCGCTTACATCGTATAGCCTGGAGACTTTAGTTATTGTTCTAATCGTTTGATCACCGTCTCTTGACCAGTCATCGTCCTCAACAGTAAATGCAAAAGAACTTTGAGTAATATCACCTCTCTCCAACGATACTATTAAATCCCTACCTGCTTGAGTGTCTGGAATTGTTGCTTCATACCTTAATCCCTTTTCATCAATTGAGAGTCTTAATGTCCCGCTTAATGTACGGCCCAGTATGAAGTTCGGATCGTGATTGAATAGAAACCTTACATCGTCCTCCGTTCTACCGTTAAATGCGTTATTATCTATCAATTCTCTAAAGTTACCAAGATCATTGCTCAGTGAATTAAAGACTGCTCCATAACCGACGATTTGCTTTTGATTATTTTCCAATTCTCTTATCTCAACTTTGTCAAGATTAAAATGTCGTCTTTCAATATTGTTCATGATATTACGATTTTCTTCTTTTTCAATTTCGTTTCTTTTTCTTTTTGCCCAAGCGAATCCCGAATCTCCTCCCCATAAACTCCAGGCAATTCTTCCATTACTGGGATAGCCTTCTTCTCCAGGACTAAATCCTTTTGCTTTTTTGTCTACCTCATGACGACTAAAAAATGAATACATTCTTTTGACAGTACTAATCGATAGCTTCTTTTTATTTTTTAAATCCCTGGCTCTGGCTACACCTACTGCGGTGCCTCCTCTACCAAATTCCTCTCGCCATTCCAATCCCCTTGTAGCTTCTTTAGCCATTGAATCAGTTGGTGTTGTATTTATATCACTCAGCGCTCTCTTGGTCATTGTTGTCAATTGAACTAAAGTTTAAAGGCATATAATGATCGTCGCCTTTTTCTATTCTATTTAGGTCTTCCATCTTTCTCACTTCGTTGATGCTTAGTACACCGACCTGCATAAGCTTTTGATAATATTCTGCCCTGGCATTGGTATCACCTCGTAATAAAGCATCTGCACTGAATTTAACATAGGTTGAATCTTGCTCGTTTTCTCTAAATAGTTTTCTATTCATCTCCGCTTCAATATTGAATAAATACGGTCTGATGGTATACCTTACAAAGTCAATTGAAAGTTGCTCCATTGAATTGTATGATGATTTATCTATTTGTCCCACTAAATGCAAAGGCACTCTAAATATTCTACAAATTTCTTCAACCTGGAAGCGTCTGGATTCAAGTAACTGTCTATCGCTTGCAGGGATTGTTATTGGTTTAAAGTCCATTCCCTCCTCTAAAATAGCAGTCTTATTTGAATTGTATACACCACCGTATGATCTATTCCAGGAATTTCTTATTCTTTCTATTGCTTCTTTACCAATTTTTGACGGATGTTTTAGAACCCCAAATACTTGATTTGAGTTGCCGAAATATGAAGCCGCTGTAATATTTGCTCCTAACGACAGTCCGATTGAATCTCGGTGAATTGTTATTGGTGATTTTCCTTTACAACCGTCATAGCCTAAGCCCATAAAATGAAGAACATCGTCTTGCTGTAATGGTAAATCATAACCCTTGCACTCGTAATACACTTCATCCTCAAGTTTAATTACTTTTACATCTTCATGATGTTTGTAGTGCAACGCTACTGGTCTTTGACTACCATCTCTTTCAATTATAAAATATGCATTTCCATTAATTAATAAGTTTGACATTAATACTTCATAAAAAGTATAAGAGGTCATAATCTTATTCGGTTGCCTGGAAAGTAATTTATATACTGGATGTGATTTGTCGTTTAGCTTATCGCCGTCTGATTCTTCTTTATATACCATTACTGGGAGTGAAGCGACTGTTTCACTTATTACTCGAACGCAAGCCCATACTGCTGAAAAGTTTAACGCTGTATCCTCATCAACAGCGACACCAGTATTTGCTCCTCCAAATTGTGGGACAGAACCTAAAAATCCAGATCTATCAACACCTCTTTTTTCACTCTTCAAAAAATCGAATAATCCCATATAATAAGTCTTAATACAAAAGTACGAAAGAACCGTATTACAAAAATACTATTCCTCTATCATTATAATTACTGTCAGGATCTTCGTCATTCATATAAGCTCCTAAGGCCATCACAAGTGCAACCATTCCATCAATCTTCTCTGTAGACTTACTTTTATCCATCTTGATATTTCCGGCAGGATCAAATTTCATTGCTAAGTTAGCACACATCCATCTGAGGACGGGATTTCCCGAATGGTTTAATTGCTTATTTAATATAATTTTTTCTAGCTCTTTTGATGGTGCGCTCATACTGGCGAAACCCTGGCCAAATGGTGACATCGGTATCCCTTCCTCCATTAAGTCCAAAACTAATTGGCTCGCATTCCAACGGTCATAATGTATAGTTTTGAATACTACTTGTTCCCCTATCTCTTTGATTTTTGCTTTGATAAAATTGTAGTCAGTAACATCACCAGGAGTTAATTCAATAAAACCCTCATTGCTCCAGGTTATATAATCAACTCCATCTCGTCGACTTCTTATAAATGCATTTTCTTTTGGAGCGAAGAAATATGGCAATACAAAGTATCTCTCATTATCAACGAATAACAAGACCAGTGCTGTAATATCTCGGACAGAGGCAAGGTCTAACCCAGCGTAGCAATTCATGCCCTTAAAATCCTTTAAATCAATATTTCCTAAATCACACTCCATAAACTGTTTATCACTCAACCAACGGCTGACAGATTCAGTCCAAATGTTTAAATGTAGCATTTTGAAGGTATTACTGTAACTTGCCATTCTTTGTGCCTTGTCGCATTCTGTTTGGAGATAATCATATTTTAATACACCAGCTTTTAAGCCTGGATTTGCTTTCTCCCATACTTTAGGATCAGTCCAATCGTCTTCTAATGTGGCGTGATAATTAATGTAATAAAAAGAATCATCTTTAATTGATCCCTCTGATACTTTACGACCATATTCCTGAACTTGATAGCATATTGACTCTTTATTATATCCTGCAGTCGTTATGGCAATTGACAAAGGCTGTCGTCTGGATCCCGTCCATGTAGTTAGTGCGTCCCATAGACTTGAATCTCTTTGTATAAAAAATTCATCCATAGCTATGAAATGTGCGTTGTAACCGAACTTAGATGCGGCCTCGCTACTTATTGCTTTAAATGTTGAATTACTTTTTTCATGAATAATACTGTTCTTAAATACTTTGAGATGTTTGTTTAATTGCGGATCCATTTGTACCATACTTGAGGCAACATCAAATATGATTCCCGCCTGGGCTCTATCACCTGCGGCAACATAACACTCCGCTGACGGTTCTTTGTCGGCTAATAACATATACAAAGCAATCCCTGAAATCAAAGTGGATTTTCCGTTCTTACGAGGCATAGCAATATAAGCTGTTCTAAACCGTCTTAGATTTGATGCCCTGTGTTTCCAACCAAATAAATCTCCTATTATTTTTTTCTGGAACTTTAATAATTTAAACTTAGTACCACCAAGCTCACCCTTTATATGAGTGATGTGATTTTCAACAAAAAAAATAGCTCGGTTAGCTGACTCCTGGTCATAATAATATTTATCGCATTCTTTAATTTCCATATCTTAGAAAAAATCATAGTCAGATTTCTGTTCTTCTTCTTTTGTGTTTTGTGGTATACTGGCCCTGGCGGATGGTGTAAAACCAAATTGCGTAGCAATTTTCAACGCCCTATCTAATGCCTCTCTCTGGATTCTTACCTCTGGCTTAGTTTTGGTAGCTCGTAAAAGACCGTCCTTGTCATAGGTTCTTTCAACTTGACCGTCCTTTAATACTAAGCTCATTTCAATATACATACCCATCTCACGACAGTACGCTGCCAATAACGCTAGATCAACCTCGTAAAGCATACCGATATCAGCCAGTTGATTTGTAGTTTTATGCCATTCGATAACACCGTACTCATTCAAAAACATTGGTGCGTTAGGCATTGACACCGTTTGTGCAACTTGCATTTCATCAGGGAGTTCCCTATGCTTTCGCAAAGTACCTTGCTTTTCTTTGATTTTTGTCGGTATTTTCTTTCTTCCTTTACTCATTATTACCCCTTTATTTTTTCCCTAATTATGGTCATGCGTTAGCCTGACTGCCCCCATACGGTGTATATTTAAGGACTAAAATAAAATCAACCCCCCCCGCATAGTTTATTTTTTATTATGTCTAACTCGTAATGAAGGTGATTAATTGCTTTGATTAAATCGTTTGTAGGATCCTCATGCTTATTACTACTCCTTAATAAATAAGTAATGGCGGTGCCTATATTATATGAAAGCTGGTAGTCTTCAATAATCTTCCTTGCTTCGTATCCATATACCTTTCCAATATAATAGTCAGGAATCATTGCTATGTCGTATTCGTATTCCTTTTCCTTCTTTCCCATACTGTCTTCTGATTGTGGTGTTTGTGGCATAATGTTTGCAGGTTATTTATATCAAGCTTATCTCCACCGTCGTTTATCTCTTTAATGTGATCCACTATGTCTCCAGGTGTTGTCTTACCTTCTTCATCGCACCATTTGCATAATGGATTTTCCTTGTAATATAAGTCCCTAATATCTTTCCAGACTTTTCTGTTATAGAACTTTCTATTCTTACTGGTGTTGTTCTTTAGTGATGAGAACGGTTTTTTACCAGTCTTAATCCATTTGTTTTTAGTTGGCTTCGGTAGGCTTGGCATTTATACTGTCATTATCTAAGTTATATGAAATTCTAATGTCTGGAACTGTATCACCATTTAACCAACCGTCACAAACATTTATCAGTCTGTGAATTACTTTGTCGTGAACTTCTTCATGATGTTCGTCACCCTTTATATTAATTGATACAGTTAGTGTCGCGCTTACTTTCATAATTGTTTTATATATAATTTTATACTGCTGTATACAAATATAATAATAAACAGAATGAGATTGACTGGTAACATTAAAATGAATACTGCTAGATTTAATAGGTTCTTTATCATTTAAATATATCTTTTAATTCCTTTTCGTTATATGTTATTGCACAGTACTTTTCATGATGTTTGTTTACTATACTTTGCTCATAATCGTAGTCTTCATTCTTACCAAACATTAACTGAAATCCTATGTCTGTTTTGATAATTTTAGGGATACATAACACCAAACCGTTCTCCGTTCTCTTCCAGATCTTCTGATGTATTGTATCTTTAGCCATTACTCCAGGACTTCCTTGTATTTGTTTATTATCCTATCCATTGCATTCTCATAGAATATTCTAAAATCCAAACTTTGATCACCTTGTTCCCATACCTTATAAAGAACAGCTCTTAACCTTTGTGACTGTGATTTAGTAGCAAATTCATAATCAGTTGTGAAGTTCTCAACTACATCTAATTCTTCTTTACTTATTTTATCGTCTGTTGATAAGAGGCACATTCCTGGTTTCTTTCTTAATGCAAAGATCCTGGTCATAGTGTCGTCTCCCAGTTCCTGCGTATGTAGATTTATTGATAAACTACCATCTGCCAGGGAACTAACTTTATTGATTCCTGCTTCGAATATTACTGTCTTTTTCATTTACCTTGTAAATTACAATTATTTCCTCAATTATCCAATCCTCTTTTTTTAACAATATGAATAATCTATTGTTCAACCAGTTCTTTAACCTTTTGTCCATAATAATTAATTAAATCCTGGTAATCTTGTACCGTCATTTTGTTTAACTGTTGTGCTTTAATTTGTAAATGCTCTGCTGTACCTTCACCGTAAAGACTGTCTAAATATAAGCCGAATTTAAACTGTTCGCCCTGGCTAAATAAATTGCACTTCGGGCATTGGTTTTGTACATTTATCTCGTCCCACCTCGTTGAAAGATGTCGTCTGGATTGAAAATGACCTGCATGCATTTCTTTATAATGTTTATTTACACCGCAAGTGAAGCAATTTATATTACCATTACTGTCCGCTTCTCTTAGTCTTATGTATTGACTAAAGATTGTATCTAACTTTTTCTTTAACTTGCTTGCTGTTGGTTTCTTTGCCATACCAGTGATTTAACTACTCTCATTTGCTGTGATATTCTTTGTTCTAAAGACTCAATACAGTCGTCTAACTCATTTATATCTTTGGCTATATAATAACCTTTAGAATTAGAGCATAAGTGCATTACATCGCCTCTCAACCGTATACAAGAAATAATCTTTCTTAGTTTTACGGGATTTAACTTGTATTTAATATTACTGTTTCTTTCATTAAACCTTTTACAAATTAGTGAACCGCTTATGGCGTTTTGTTTACCTTTATAGTTTAACAATCCATTTGCTATTAATGGTAATATCGTTTTGATCTCATAGTCATTGAGATCTTCTGTTATTTCTTCAAAATTTATAAGCATAATAAATTATATATTATTGAGGTTAAAATAGTTATAAATCCCACATAAAGAATGAGATACTTTAAAAATTCATTATATTTTTTCATTTACCGATTTTTTTAATTTCCCTTTTACTGGTTAATTGACCTATGCTTTTGATTCTTTCCTGGTATATACTAAATTGCGTTAATTGGTTCTTCTGTTTAGAGAGATGCTTATTTTTCTTGTAATCTCTTAAAAACTTGTTCCAGGTTGGCACATTTATAAAAATTGGAGGATCGTTATTTCTTAATCCCTCGTTTAATGCAAACCTTACTTCCTCCATCTCCATTGCTGAATATTTTAAAGCAATATCATTTACAAAGTTTTCAGTCAATACAATTAATGTATCTGCTTGCGGTCTTTGTTGTAATTGTATAAACAAAGAATTTACAAGGTCATAGCATTCATTTTTTAACCCTTTCAAGTCGTATTTATAACGATACCATATTTGATTTGATTTATCAGTCATTTACTTTCTGTTTTACTAAAATTAAAATTTCCATTAATTGATCATATATAATCTCACATTGCTCGGAATCAGTATATTTAACAACTTCTTTTTCGTATTGTCTACATACATTTAAAAGATGATTAAACTTCTTTTTTAGTGATCCTGAATGATTACCTTTAATTAAATATAATTGCTCGTTAAAACAACGGAAAGTCGCTAATAATAAATGTACATCGGTTGCTTGTTGTGGTGTTAAACTATTTTTCATTGAATTGTTGGTTTAGATATTGTTTTCCTTTACTGTATTCATCGAGAGACTGTTTTAATTTAGATTTTATCTCTTTTACTGGAAATAAGCCTCTCCACCCATTTGCTATTGACTGGCTGATGACTGTATTTTGTTCCTGGTGTGATTGTGTTATAGATAACAGCTTTTTAATAGCAGCTTTCTCGCCGATTGGTTTATAAGTACTGCGAAACTG